CTTTCCCATCTTTGAACACTAGCTTCATAGCTATTAAAGAAACCAACTCCTGTAACAAATACTGTTACACCTGGTTCTGGTAATTCATCTTGTACGTCTATCCACTTTATCATAATTTAATGTATTAGTTCATCGAACTTATAGTTCACTCTACCATGTTCGCTTATTGTTTCTATGTTAGTTATATTGATAGTAAAATCTTTAATATTACCAAGACCTTCTTGCCTCCAAGCTCTTATAATGGTAAGTTGTTTCATATTATGTGTAGGAAATTTATAATCATCATCTAGTACAGCTACAATTTTTTTTATATTAACTGATTTAATTTTCTTTGATTTAATGTTTTTGTAATTTAATGATAAATTAATTAAACATACTTTGGGTTTATATCCTGTTTTATACTTTCTCTCAATTTCCATAAAACAAATGTATATAATAATTTGTATTTAAAATACACTTATATTCTTTTATTTGTATATTTGCTTTGTGAGATTATATAAAAAACATACAGACAATCCGTTTAAAGAACATGTTAACTTAAAGTTACCAATAGATGAAACGTATATATTGTCAGAGTTGAGCAAGACAGCTTTTAAGTTATACTTATTTGTAAGGGAATATTCTTTTAGGAATGAGGGTTTTATTATTTTTGATTTTGCTTTAGCTAAAGCTATTTGCAAGTTCAAGCAAGATAAGTCTGTTTATAATGCTTTAAGTGAATTAGTAAGTAAAGAAATACTAGCAAGTAGTAAAGACTCTATTGAGTATTATTACAACCCTAGATACATTGGAAACGAAAAAGAATAATTATGGAAGTTTTTAGAATAGGAGATAATATAATTGATGTAGATGGTTTAAAAGTTTACAAGCCTAATGGTAGTGAGTTTTGGTTTTCTTTTACAAAGAATCCAATAGGAACTATTAGATTGCAAGCTTTATATTTATATCTATATCAAGAAGAAAGAGATGAAGAAAAAAGGTTTAATGTATATTTGAAGAATACAATTAAAAAACTAATATATAAAAAAGATGAACATTAATCAAAGAGTAGCTTTTGCGAGAGCTGCAGAAGAAGAAGAATTACAAGCTAGAAAAAAACCAAAAGCTAAAAAAGGTAAGCGTGAGGGAGATAAAAAAATGACTCCAGTGAGTCGTAAAGGAAAAAGTAAATTTAAGTATTAATGTATAGTGAGCTGATTGATGTAGATACTGATGGTAATGTTTTTATTAAAGACAACTCTATTGTTTTAATGCCTAAGCTATTTGCTGTTTATAAAAATAAACACATGGGTAGTAATATGGTTAAATACATTGTTGGTGTTTATGATTACAAATCTCCTTTCCGTAGATTACCACTAGATGAAAGAAGGTCTAGGGTAGCCTATTCTATATATTCCAAAGATAGACCTACTAAGGTTTCTGATAAACTTGTAGAGGATGCTATTGAAGAATATGTAAAGTTACAATACGATCCTTTGATTGATGAATATAATGCTATGTGCGACCAATCATATAAAATGACAAAAGTATATCGTAACATAGAGCCTAAAGCTGATAACCTTGAGGACCTAAATAAGATGCAAGAACAGATGGGTAAGGCTGCAATATCAAGAGATAAGATAAAAGAGTTAATTTTAAAAGACCAACAATCAGAATCTAATATAAAAGGTACTGGTTCTGAGGACTTTAGCGTTTTTGAGCAAGATGAAATTATAGGTAAAGTATAATTTATGATAGAGGCAAAGAAGTATTCTCCAATTATATTTAATAAAAATTATAAAGACTATAGTTCTTTTAAAAAGAATACACCTGAATACTTTGCTTTTTGGAAAGAGCAACAGAAACGGCTAAAAGATGGTTACAAACCAACTGGAGGTACTTGGATTCCCGGAAACTATTATTTCTATTTAAATTTCTCTAAGATACATGGGCTACCAAGTCCTGAGTCAAAACGTAAATCTATGATTCCCCCAATATATCGTGACCAAGATCACGAGTATTACCAAGAGGTACACCACGCTAAGTATGGCGATGGAAAGGATAACAAAGGTGGATATGGTATTATAGTGCTTAAGGCAAGGCGTAAGGGGTTTTCTTTTATGAATGCAAATATATTATTACACGAATGGACTTGTTATTCTCATTCTGAAAATGGATTAGGAGCTCAACGTGAAGATTACGTGCAAGATTTTAGAAAGAAGATGTTGCTTTCTTACAATGAGTTACCACCACAATTAAGAAATAAAATTCTTCATAATAATGAGGAAATATTTATGTCTGGCTATAAAGAAAAAGATGATGGTATTTGGGTAGAGAAAGGAATGAAGTCAATGGTTCACTTTAGGGTAATGGAAAAACCTAATGCCTTTAGGGGAACATCTTTAAACTACATGGTATTTGAAGAGGCTGGGGAGTTCTTAAAGTTAAAGAGGTCATTTCAATCTTCTGAGGATTGTTTTAAAGAGGGTGATGTATTTTTTGGTACACCAATTATTGGTGGAACTTCTAATGCTATGGAAGTAGAGAGTGATGATTATATGAATATGTATTATAATGCTTCTGATTTTAATCTTAAGCCAATTTTTATTAAAGCGTCTAAGGTTTTTGGTAGTTTCTTTGATATGAGTACAGGTTCTTCTGATGTAAGTGGAGCTGAAAAATTTATAATTAAGAAAGCTGAAGAGCGTAAGGCAACTGGAGATTTACAATCGTACTACTCTTATCTACAAGAAAACCCTTTAGAGGTAGAGCATGCTTTCTTTAAGTCAGGTAAAACACCATTTGATTTAGAAAAGATAAACAAACAGATTGCTAATATTAATACCAACCCTAATTTTCAACGAGTACAAAACGGTACTTTAGAATGGCCTCGTGATAATGCTGGAAAAGAAGTCTTTGGAAGTACACCAATATTTGAAATGGATGATGGTTCTATATCTGAGGATATGAATGAAGAGAAGTTTCCTTTTGAGATAGTAGAACAGCCAATACCTGGAATAAAAAATGCTCACTTATCTGCAGTCGATCCTTATCATATTGATGATGATTTAGAAGATTTAAAGAAAAGAGCTTCTGACCAAAAGGATAGGTCTTTAGGTTCTATGTGTGTGTATCGTAGATTTGTAGGACCAAATACGGTAGGTGAACTACCTGTAGCTTTTTATACTGATAGACCTTATTCAAAAGAGAAGTTCTATGAAAATTGTTTAAAGTTAGCTGTGTTCTATGATTCTCAAATACTTGTTGAATATAATGATGATGGTTTCTTAAAGTATTTTATACTTCATAAAATGACAAGATACTTAAAGCAAAGACCACGTTCTGCAGATAGTCCTTGGAGTCAAGCAACAAATAGGTATGGTATTCATATGAAAACTTTTCAAAAGAAATTATTAACAGAACTTGTAGATGAGTATGTTAAGAAACATTGGGAAGATATATACTTTTTAAAACTATTAAATGAATTATCAGTATATGGTGTAAAGAATACGGATAGGGTTATGTCATTTGGTATGGCTCTTATTCACGATATGGATGAGAATAAAAGAATTTATGATAAGAGTGAGGAATCTGACAATGCTAAAATGGAAGGCTTACCAGAATTTACAAGAAATGAGAGTGGCGGTTTAATTACAATGAAACCTGAAAATGATTATCTTTTTGAGAATCCGAAAAGAAACGTTACTTTTGATTACAATTTAGATAACGATACTGAATAAAAAATAAGCATGGATTTTCCACAACAGAATATTCCTGAAAAATTAAAAAATGAAGCGTGGCACTTAGAATGTGTTAATTCATTAATGCGTAGACATCAGGACTACACAGCTTTTCTTAATTCAAGAAAAAAGGATAACGATAATTATTTAATATCTCAAGGGGAGTTTGATCATAAAGAGTTTGAATATGTTACAGATACATACGGACTTACATCTCCTGCAAGGTTAGTTAACTATCCTATTATAATGCCTAAGCTAGATTTATTAGCTGGTGAATTAATAAGCCAACCATTACAATATACTGTAAATGTTGTAAATCGTAATGCTATTCGTAAGAAGAATGAGAAGAAGATTACATTGGCAGCCGAAGTTATATTAAGACCAATACGTAGACAGATAGAGCAACAGTTAGGTATGCCTATACCAGACGAAGAAGTAGGACAAGAAGTTCCTGAAGATGTTGCTAGATACCAAAAACTTAAATTTAGAAGTGCTGTTGAGGAAATGGTACATATAGGTTTATCTTTTTGTATTCAGCGTTGGGATTTAAAGCAAGTATTTAAAAGAGGGTTCTATGATTTATCAATTACTGGTAAAGAGTTTTATAAAATATCTATTAAAGAGGGAGATCCTTATGTAGAAAGACTTGACCCACGTTCAATGATTTACGATTTAGATATAGATAAGGAAAGTTTACAAGATTCTAAGTATGCTGGTTATGAGAATTGGTACACTATTAATGAATTGTTAGATAGATACGGATATAAGTTAAGTAGTAAACAAGTTGATGAACTTGAGAAATTACAAGACAAAGGTATTGGGGAGGATATAACAGGAACAACATCTTTAGATAATTATGCTCATTCGGGAGGAACTGATTTAAAGGTTAGGGTTGTTGAGTTTCAATGGAGAAGTATAAAGATAATGAATCATAAAGTTTCTGATAATGAATTTGACCCAGAGAATCCTTGGTTAAAGAAAGTTAAAGATGACTATAAGGCAAAGAAAGGAGAAAAGATTATTAAGAAACCTATAACAGAGATACGTAAAGCTACAAGGATAGGTCACGAAATGTTATTAGATTGGGGTGTAAAACCTAATCAATATCGTATAGAAGAAAACTATGCTAATACAAGTATGGATTTTTATGGTGCTAT